GTTGGCGAACATAGCTCTTTTAAATGAGGATTTGATGCGGAGTCGAATGGCCTTAATCCTTAACAGTAGTTTTGACATATCACCTACAGTAGCGCATTCCGTGCTTAACTGTAACAAGAGGCAAATTAAATATGACAACAAATTGGAATCAGGTACTGGAGTATCTCCAACCGAAGATGCCGCCGTTCTGCCCTGAAGAGCCGTCAATAAATCAAAAAGTTTTTTTACGGACCAACTCAATCGAGGCACTTTTTGGCGGCGCTGCTGGCGGAGGTAAATCCTCTGCGTTGCTCATGTCTGCCTTGCAGTATGTCGATGTTCCTAATTACTCAGCAATTCTCTTCCGTCGAACATTCGCCGACCTGTCGCTTCCGGGAGCCCTAATGGACCGCTTCAAGTCTTGGGCGGCGCTCTACGATGACATCCACTGGAACAACAACAGTTACCAAGCGACATTCCCATCTGGGGCAAGAATCTCCTTTGGTTATCTAAACAATACTGGCGACTACCTGCGTTATAAAGGCTCAGAGTTTCAATTTATTGGTATGGACGAAGTCACCGAAATCCGCGAAAGTGACTATAGGTACATGTTCTCCCGTCTGCGCCGCCCAGCATCTGGACCCCTTTCATCGGTTCCCCTGCGCATGCGCTCGGCCTCAAACCCTGCCCCCAATTGGGTTAGACAGCGTTTTATCGTAGAAGGCAAGACCGAGGGCAGAATCTTTGTCCCCTCAAAGCTGACGGACAACCCCGGAATTGACGCTGTTTCCTACCGACAGGCCCTCCAGGCCCTTGACCCGATAGAGCGGCGGAGACTGGAAGAGGGAGACTGGTGGAGCACGACTCTGGGTACCCTTTTTGACAGAACGTCGATGGTTATTGTTGATGACAGCGAAATCCCTCAAATATCATCATCTGCCAGAGTCGTCAGGTTCTGGGACCTTGCGGCAACCGAGCCGAGTCATTCAAACCCAAACCCAGACTATACGGTTGGAACCCTCATGCTCTTTGACCAGGGTGTCGCCTATGTGCTGGACGTCAAGAAGGCTCGCGTCAGGGGCGAAAAGGTCGAAGAACTAATAGCCAGAACCGCCTATGAGGACGGCAAAGGAATACCGATTCGGATGGAGCAGGAGCCTGGCTCGTCAGGCAAGGCCTTGATGGACCAATATGCCAGATATGTTTTGCCTGGGTACGACTTTGCTGCCATTCGCTCAACGGGAGATAAGGTCACTAGGGCTAGACCTTTTGCCGCGGCGACCGCCAATGGCAACGTGAGGGTCGTACGTGGAACCTGGCTATCGGATTGGCTGGATGAGTTCTCCTCATTCCCAGAGGCCTGCGACCACGATGACCAAGTGGACTCTGCTGTCGGAGCCTTCACACATTTAACTGGCCTCGGGTTGCCACAGCGAGGAAGAATCGCTATAGTCGTGTGAGATAACTACACAAACCTAATAAGGACACTACTAAAATGACACCAGAAAGAATGCTTGAAGTTCGTCAATACCTCCTTGCTCTAAGCCAGGAGCTTGATAGTTACGTTGATTCAAATCCAGAAACAAATTCTGCTTGCAATATTCTGTACGAGTTAAATATGGTCAAACGGGATATTTCAACCATCTACGATTCCTTCTCTGTGGCCGTTGGCCAACTCATTACCGACGGGAAAGATGTCCAACTAAATAACGGTGGCGTAATTGAGAAGAAGGTTTCGTATGAGCGTCGAGCGTGGCAGCACAAGGACCTTGCGAGCGTCGTAGCGCAAAAACTGGTGAGAATGTCTGTTGATATTGACACGGGGGAAATCATCAAATCGCCCGAAGAAATAGCAATGCAGGTTCTTGATTATGTGCAACCATCATACTGGAGGGTCAAAGAACTTTCTGGTCTTGGAATTAACGTGGACAACTACTGCGAAACTGGTGTATTAAAAACAAGCATTATCGTTAGAAAGGGCAATGCAAATGACAATCAATAACACCTATCAATCCCTGTCGGAACCATTTCCAGCAGAAATGGAAAAGCGACTCAACAAAGGTGGGGCCAACCTCATCTACATCCCAGTCAGCGAGGTCATCAACCGAATGAACAAGGTTCTTGGCGTTGAGAACTGGTCTTTCACGGTTCATAGTTGGCAGCAACTTGGGACATCGATTGTCGCCCACATCCAGCTTCAAGCAAAGATTAACGGAGAAACCGTTCATCGAGATGGCGTTGGTGGGCAGAAGATTAAGATAAACAAGCAGGGCGAGCCTGTCGACATCGGCGACGAAGTCAAAGGCGCAGTTTCTGATGCACTCAAAAAAGCAGTCCAAACACTAGGTGTTGGCCTATACCTCGCACGAAGCGAAGATGCAATCGAGATAGAGCAAGTCATGGACAGCGAGATGGAAGCAGAGGCACGGGTGACACCTGAAGTTTCAACCAAATGGGATACCTTTATGGGAATCGCAAAGAGTCTCTCTTCAGAAAAAAGAGAAAAGCTGAATGAGTACTGGAGCACATACAGTAACGGACAGCCAAAACCAAAGCGCGAGACTGTTAGTGAGGACGCCCTAGACAAGCTCATAGCGGAAGCCACAAGGCTTTCATTCGGTGGGGAGTACGTGGTTGTAGATGCCGAGTGAGCTAAAGGCTCCTGACTACCTGTCGCCATCTTCAATTGGCACATTTAAACAGTGCCCGCAGAAGTTCAAGTTCAACAAGATTGACCTAATACCCGACCCATCAAACCACTGGGCGGTATTGGGTAATTTTGTTCATGACATTCTCGAAGAGATGTACAAACTCCCAGCAGAATTGCGGACAATTGTAAACTGTCGTCCACTAGCAAAACAAATATGGGACGACAAGTGGGCGGAAGAAGCATTGAAAGTTGTTGACGGATTTAAGGTCACTTATAAAATAACCTCATTAAGTGACGCCGAAGCACTAAACAAGTTTCGTTGGGCTGCTTGGTTCTGTGTTGAGAATTTGTGGAATTTAGAAGACCCACAAAAACTTGAGCCGACAGGACTTGAATACGAGCTGAACGGCGAAATAGCTGGAGTGAGACTTCGTGGCTTTATAGATAGGTACAGTCAGACTGACGGAAAAATGTCGCTAACTGTGAGTGATTACAAAACCGGAAAGACGCCAAAGTACGACCTGGATGAAAAGTTCTCTCAGCTTTTAATCTACGCAAAACTTCTCATCAATCTTGGGGTTGGTGATGTTGACCAGGTTGAGCTCCTGTATCTAAAAGATGGCGTGAAACTGACACGAGAAGTAACCCAATCTGAAATAATAAAACTTGAAGAAATGATTCAAGAGACCAAATCGCAGATAGACGAAAAGTGTCGAACCGGTGAGTTCGAGCCAAAAACATCGTTTCTGTGCAATTTTTGTAGCTACAAACGTATATGCCCAGCATGGAGAAGATAATGATGCTCAACGATGATGCATTCGCACGGATGGTTGCCGAGGAGGTTAAGAACAAGCTTTCCCCTCTCCACAAAAAGCAACTAATGGACAAAGACAATTGGAGCAGATGGAGGGACGCGCTTCTTTTTTTATCCGAAAACCTAAAAGAGCAAATCGACGAAATAGAATACGATGCTCAAGCCGATGACGCCAGATACACCGCACTCGGAAGAGATGGCAATAGACTTGCGATTGAAGCAAGAGCGGCGTATGACTCAAAGCTGAAAAAGGTCAGCAGGTTTAAATTCCATGTTGACAAGCGTCTTGACGAAGTTGCTGCAATGATTGAGACTGGTGACGAAATATCTTCAGATGGATGGGAGCAAGTTGATTTCTACAAGAGAGCGATTGCCACCCATCGTGCAATGTTGAGAGACTACGACCTTGAAGAAACATCAATCGATAGGGCTCTCTGGGCAACCCTTGAAAGCAAGTGGGAGTTTGACCAGATTGACGTTGAGAATCTCTAACTAAGGTGAAACCTAGAAAGCCACTCAAGAGGGGTAAACCGCCAAAAAGAGGCGCCCCCCCAAAGAGGACTGGTTCAATAAATAAAAGAAGCAAAAAGCAATCTGAGCTTTATGAACTACGGCGTCCATTTGTGGAAAAAATTCTTAGCGAACGACCGCTCTGTCAGGCTTGCAAAGTTTTTGCACAGCATGATGAAAAAGTAACTTTTATCCAAAAAAATAGCACGGATGTTCACGAAATAATTCGTCGCTCGCAGGGTGGTTCGATACTTGATGGGGACAATGTTCTTGCAGTTTGCAGGCCGTGTCACACCAGGATTGGCAACTACCCACAACTTGCTTTTGATTTGGGTTTAGCAAAACATGGTTGGGAACGTTAGTTTTTGACAT